AGCAGACCACCGGAGAAATACCGCTTAACAGTCTCGCCAGTGTCAGGATCAACAGCGTTTGCGTAACGGCGTTTGCCAAACAGCGTGGTTTTTTCCAGGCCGGACAAATGATCAATGCCGTTATCTTTAAGTGCCTTCTCATAATGACCGGACTTGTTATAAGTCGTCGGCGTTTTGAGGGCGTTACGAGTCAACTCAAACGCATTTTTGTGAATCTGCGCACAGTTGTTGATTTCAATCGGATACTTGTTACGACCGGTACGGCTACGGCTACCTTCAGCAAACGCAGAACCCATGAGGAACACAGATTTGCCTTCGTTACCGGCGCTTGCCACGGAACCATCACCAGCGACGTTGTTAATAATCGTGCTTGGAAGCGCGTTAGTCGCTTCAAACTCGACGTAATCAGCGCCGGTAGTATTGGTTGCGGTGATGCGGCCAGTGAGGTTGCCATAGCCAGAGGTCAACACAAGGTTCCAGAAGACGACAGAGTCATCGACTTGGAAATTGCTTGCGTCGTCCACATATGCACGGTAGCTCGTGCCAACCGCGGGAGTCACCGGAGTGCCTGCCGTAGTCGTTGTGCCAGCCAGATAGAAGTTGACGTTATCCGTGGGCAAGCCCGTGGTGATCGTCAACGTGGTTTTGATCTGCGTGAACCGAGATTCTTGCCAGCCAAACACGGAAATCGGAGTAGACTCCGGTTCCATGAGCGACAAAAGCGCGGTTAGTGGTGCGGTGCCCTGCGGGAAGTCGTAGGCGACACGCCGACGAGTATTGCGGGACCAGAAATCGACAGCTCCGTCATGGAGCGTCGAGGATGATACGAGGCCAAGGGCCATAGTTTTGGTTCTTTCTATTTAGTCAGATTACGGCAGGGCACTAGCACGCGAGACTAACCACGCACTTTAGGCAAAAACTTAACCGCGAGCGGAACACCCGCACCGGTCTCAGTATTTGCGTTACCCCCACCGCCGCCACCTCCGCCGCCTGGCGCAGGTTTAATGGCATTTGGGTTTGGTTTGGATTTGCCGGGATTGGAACCAGGCGCTGAAAGTTTGAACTCAGGGTTTTGAGTTTGGATGATGGCGGCCATGCCCTGTGCGACGTCGGCGAACAAAGCGTTCTGGTCGTCATACGTCTTACCCTGCTTGCGAAGCTGGTCCGCAGCAAAGTTCAACAGCGGACGCAGTTCGGACTTAGCCAAGTCAGGATATTTTCCGTCGAACGCGTCCATGCGCTGACGTTCCTCGTGCTGTTGCACAAATTGCAGGGCTGGATTAACCTGATTCAAGATTTGTCCCCGCTGATCCTGGAAGTAAGCCTGCATCATGGTCGCAAACTGTTGCGTCATTCCATCACGCATCTTCTGCATGGCCGTCTTCTGCGTCTCCATGTTGTTGAACTCGGTAAAGAACGCCTCGTCGGGTTCCCAGAAGTTAAGCGCCTTGCGAGCTTCGGCAATCTGCTCGGGAGTAAGCGGCTTATTTCGCTCAAACTGTGGAGCAGCCGGCGCCTGTTGGCCAAGTCCCGCCGCTTTAATTGCAGCAGCAAAAGACGTAGGGTCAAGCATTACCTGTTGCGGACTTGCCGCAGGCTTAACCGAAGTCACTTGGCTTTCAGAGTCCAGCGTGGACTCAGACGGAGAAGTATCTCCTTCGTCACTGGGGTCTCCTGCTTCCGCACCTACGGGTGGAAGTAGCGTTGCAGCAAGGCTGCTTCCGCCACCCATTCCGCCACCGTCGTCTTCGGCAAGAAACTTGCCATATTTTGTATTTAGTATCATTGTTCGTGTTGATTAGGGTTTGGTTGTAACAGCTCTTCGATCTCGTCGAGTCTGCTCTTGAGGGTTTCCCTAGTATCCTCAAATTGATTTTCCAAGTCTTGCAGCAAACGCCGCTCGCCTCGAAGTTTAAAAATTTCAATCTCCGTTTCTCGATTGATTGGATCAATGTCTACAATGTCGTCCTCAATCCGACGAAGTTGCGTAGCGCGAGCTACCTGCCAGCCCCGGTAAACCGTGCTTTTAAGAAAAAGCTCAAGCTCGCCAAGGTGTTGCGTTAGCCTTTGACGTTCTGCTAGAAGATTTTCGCTCATGCTGGATTGTTAACCATTTGCGGAGCAGCCATTTGTGGCTCTGTTCCTGGCGCATACATAAACCGACTTGTATTTCCACCGCCACGCAGATACTGAATCTCGTCAATCATCTTAGTTGGGTCCAGCTTCTGCGCAATTTGTAGCGCAGCTTGCGGGTTAACGGTTAGGATAGTAGACAACAAGTCCTGCAAGGACTGCGCCATAAATCCTTTCTCACTTGCCATAGTGCTGTCAAAGTTAAAGTAATCATCACCGTTAATTATCTCCTCTGGTGTTCCTTGAAACGCGGCAAAGCGTGCAGGGTCCATTGCGCCTTTTCCCACTACGCGCATGAATTGTTCCAAAGACAAGGACTGCCTTGAATTACTAGTCATCATCTGCGCCAACGGAGAGTAGCCACTGTCCCAAATCAGATGCCCGTGCAGTTTCATACGGCCTGCTGCACCGGCGGTAACTACCCGTGACTCTTGCGCAGATCGCCGGCCACCGTTATACTGCCCAGACATGTTATCGTTAATGCCACTAATCATTTGCATGATCCCCGTTAGCAACTGGCTATCGCCCATGTGACCATTAGTCACGTTAGACCCCGGCAGTGGAACCACGGCCTCATTAGCGTTTCGCCGACCGAAACCCTTTTTAAGATAAACGTCCCCCTCGCCATCTAAACTCCGTGCTTCCACTGCGTCCACGTTTACGACGAGTCGTCCGCCAACGTTGCGTCGAACCTCCTTGATGTGAGAGTTAATGAGGAAGGACATCACGTCTTGGAGGCGATAGACGAGGTTTGCAAGCCCCAGGTTAAGCGTATGGTGCATGTCCGGGGTGAACTGGCTTACGGTCATGCCGAAGCTATTATGCCACTCCTGTGCAGGTTCGCAACGGATAACCGTGTTATCGTTAGCATACCAAACATGATAAAGCACGCGGTGTTCTTCTGGACCTAGCTTTTTTTTCTTACTTCCGTATTCAAATTTAGCGGGAACAATCCACATTTTGACCTTTGTAACGATCACTGGACCTTCCTTTTCACTATTGCCTGAGTAAATAGCGCCAGACGTTCCACGAGTCTGCGTAAAGTCAGCCACGCTTCGCGTAGCATAACCGCGTTCTTCTGACCAAGTGTTAGACAGCGACCGAACATTTTCAATGCCTGCCACATCTCCGTCCGCAGCCATAGACCGAAGATCAGACATAGAGTATTCTTCTTCGTAAGCGCAGAACTCACCGCGCTCAAACTCAGTCAACGGCAACCGGGTGTCAGGAAAAAACCGATAGGGCGATACCGCACGAACGCGATTACCTTCGTATTTAACAAACTCTTGCCATTCAGACCCTGGACGAGTTTCCATTTCCATGCCGCCAATGTTAATCATCTGGGATGGCTGCTGAACCTTTAGGCGAGCAGTTTTCCGATGCCATTCGCAGTCTAAAATACCCGGGCCAAAACGAAAAATGTCAGTAAGATTCTGGTAAAGAACGCTGTTCCAGCGGTTCCGACGCAAATCCCGCTCAAGAATTAGCTCAATGTCTTTATGCTTGTAACCGGCATCTTCGTCGCCAGTAGGCGTAAGCTCAAAGAAAGTCCTGTTTTGGTTAAACATCAGGAAAAGAAAGCTCACACCGGATTCGATCTGCGCAAACGTATTTGGCACAATCATCTTAGTCGGTTTTTCCCGACGTTCCTGGTCAAGGTCTTCCTCGTCAAGCGCACGCTCACCCCGGTAAACCTGATCTTGCAAATCCCAGTCTGGATAAAACTTAGCCATTTCGCCACGAGAAAGTTTAACTAGGTTTCTAGCCCTAGTCAACAAAGCTTGCGTCAGCTCAGACTGTTCGTCTTTTTTATTTAATTCGTTTTTAATGTCTTCGGTCATTTAAAAAGTAAATCCTCGGCTGTGCCTACGTACATACGTTTGCGATTGTCAAAATCTTCGTTAACCGTTAGCTCTACATACTGCAACCCATTTAGCACCAGTCGGCGTAGGTTTTCCAGCATGTGATCGTCTTTATCTACCGGCTTTTGCGTGCGTGGGTTATATGCGTAACGAGAAATTTCATGGAGCAAGGTTGTGCAGCCGGGGCTGAACCAAATCGTGGGCATTTCCGACCCAGGCCGGCGCTCCAACAACTTCTCTCTCGTCTTCGCAATACCGAGCGTCATATCCTTCGACCCTTTCTCGAACCACATGTCGTAATTCATGAGTTCATCAAGAATACTTTCTCCTGTGACCGGACTCTCAATCACCGCTTTCGGGTCAATCAGGTAATCCATTACATTACGCCCTGCCAGCTTTTCTTTTAGAAGCTCTGCGTTTGGTCCGATATGCTTCTCAAAGAACAGTTCGTCATACACAAACGCTTCGCCAGTAGGCGCAGTAGCGATAAGAAGGATTGCCTGTGGGATGGCATCATGCACGTCCCAAGCGACTCGGATGGTATAGTCCTTTGGGGGAAGGTGATAAGCGTCCCAGCCCTTTGGCACGTCAGCGAGCACATGTAAATCATAGATGAACTCCTTGTAGATTAGACCGGCAAGGTTCATAGGCAGGCCCATCAAACGGCACTCGCGCTCCTCGCGGTTAAGGCTCGCTTCAAATTCGTTCCGGCCTTCGGTGGAAATGAATGGATTATCGTAGATTGACGCGGTGATAATGAATCGGTCACCGCCACGTTCGGTCTTGTTGAAGCGGAGGCCTTCATCCGCAACGCGGGCGTTCTGACCTTTGGGCGGGCAAAACTCGTCATTCACCCAAAGCTCCTCAACCGGCGTAGCGTTGATCCAAAACTTGCCGTTGCGATCCGTTAGGCCGCGCTTGTTCGCAATGAACATCTGGTGCGGCGGCGGTTCGTCGTAGTGGACGAAGTCAAAGTCAGACGACTCCGCAGAGCGCCAAGCATGTTTAAAAGATTCAACAGTGTCAATGTAAAGCAGGGAACTGCCACCACCAAACTCTGCTGGACGCTTGACCTCGATCATGTCAATGTGGCCACCACGGGACAAGTGCACTTTGCCAAGAGCGTCATGCGGGATTAGTTGAAACAGCTCACCCAAGTTTTCGTAAGAGCCACTGCGGTTAGTAAAAATTTCCTTCGCCTTGTCCCAATCGGCTACGACTAGTAATCCCTTCACAGGTCTCTGCGGAATACCCTTCGTCACCAGCGGATGATTTTCCGAACCTTCATGCCTGCTATGCACGTAAGTTTCAAACTCCTCATTCATTGTGGCGTGCAACCGCTCTGCCATCGGAAGCGCACCCTTCGGGCGCGTTGCGAGTATGTCAAAACTCGACCGATACCATGTGCGGCCGCCGAGAAGCCACGCAACATCCTCGGCAGCTCCGCACACAGTCTTGCCCGTCCGGTTCCCGAATCGGCAGTATCGACCTGTGGCGGTGCCCATTTCGTGGAAGCGATGTTGTTTGCTATGCGGACGGTAGAAATTAATTCCATAGGCTTCCCGAAGCTTTTTTGCGCGAACAAGCGCATCACGCTTTCGGCGTAGTTCGGCAAGGTCTATAGGGTTAGAGTCCATTATGGGCTTAGAAATTAAAGATTTTCGTCCAGCAGGCGCAAAATACCCAGCCAGTTTTCTTTGGTCTTGAAGTAGATTTCCATTGAAGTGTCAACTAAATATACGTCAAGACCGTAGAGCAGCGTGTCGTCCTTGTAAGCGTAGTATCCTTTGAAGTCAATCTGGTTAAACGTGAACATCACATAGTCATCCACGTAGACCTTAACGCGCCCGTTAAAGATCTTAAAGCCGTATTTTGTCACACGGTGAACCGGATGCGCGTTTTAATACTATCTAACGCTCTTGACTTTTCAAACACTCCGCCGCCTTCACGCGAACCTGCGGCGTCAGTATTTCCTTCCACCGTGCGTATGCGTCCAGCCTCAGCGCCTCGCACGCAAATGCCGATGTGCGAGAATTTGAAGATCACAATGTCTCCGGCCTTAATGTCATTGCCGGGGTTTCGGAGCGTGTGCGTGGAGTT